GCCATCATCGCCAATCAAAAGGTGATGAATGTGACCATGGAGGAAGCCATCGCTCTCTCAGTCGAGACGACGGCGAAGCTGGAGGCAGCGATGATGAACGCTGCGGGAGTGGAAGCCCCACCTCCGGCGCCAGAACCTCGGGTAAAGGTGAAGGTGGGAGCCCGGGTTCTCTGGATGACCGAGTCCGAGGCTGCGAGTTCTGGGGGAGAGATCTTGCCGGATCGTCGCGGCTAGGGTAATCAATGATCAATGCGCCAGCTCTATGAAGAGATCATGAAGGCTGCCGGGTACGGGCAAGGTCAGACGGAGTCTGAGGAAGACGCGTCGGGCGAAGGCAAGCCAGATAACCAGGAGCAGTCTGAGGTTGACGCTGGCAAGCGCATTGCCAAGGTACCGAAGATGCCACAAGCCGCAGCCAACGGCGTCAAGTCGGTCGACACCAATCACAACGCTGAGAAGGGCGTGCCATCGATGGTTACAGCCCCTCCGGGTATGAACCTTTCGATGACGGAGAAGAGCATGAAGAACCTGACAACAGACGAACTCGCCGCCCAGATGTTGGAGAAGTCGGAGTCCCTTGGGGCCGGTGATCTTCAGGCTGTCGGAGCTGAAATCCAGAAGGATTACATGCGGAAGGCGATGTCGACGTACAGCGCCCAGGGCGAAGTGACCTCCGGGGCGTCGATGGGGCACATGAGCCTCTCAGCCTCTGGATCAGCCTCCTCGAATCAGGAGTTCTCGTCCGACGCCAAGAACGGCATGCCGAGCCCTGATGTCGGTTCGACCGAGGTTTGGTCGGAGGATGACTCCGACGTCAACTCGCAGATGAGTTCTGGCTCCGTAGGGTCGAAGCCTTTGGCTCGTGGTGATGCCGGTGGCGCCTCTGAGCTTGCTGCGTCGGCGAGACAGACTATGCTTCAGGGCTACGAGGCCCCGTCGGGCGAGATCCCGGCGGCTCCGATGGCAAAGGGCTATCGGGAGTTCGAGCGCGGACACACTTCGGCAGAGATCGAACGGTACTACGCGATCGAGCAGCGTCGGCTTGAGAAGGGGCCTGGCGACATTCGCCCTGAGCTTCGGTCCGACGCGTACCAGCCTTCGGCCTCCTCGGTCGATGTGCCGGTCCCTCACCAGACCTGGACCAATGGGAACATGGTCTTCTCGAACCACGAGGATCTGTACATCGAGCGCGAGATGCGAAAGGGTGGCGGCTTCGTGACTGAGGAGCCCACCTTGACGCTTCACGGATCACCGCTGACGAAATCGATGTCTTGCGGAATGTGCAAATCGCGCCATCCGACGATGTTTTCGGCGTGCCCGCACTGCGGTCATGATCACATGACGCCGCAGGGCTACGGACGTACGCTGGTGATGGAGAAGTCTGTCGCCGACCGCATCCGGCAACCCGCTGACGAAGACGTCGTCTTCCCTGGTGGTTTCGTCCCCGTCTACTCGGGCGAGTAATGATCAGTGGGTGTTCGCAAGCGCCTGAAGAAGATCGCGGCTGATGCCGCAAATGTTGGCCTTGATCTAGTCGAGGACAAGATCAGTGCGCTTCGAACACCTCGTCCACAACTGTCTTCGAGTGTAATTGATCCGCCGTCCCCTTCGCCCGCCACGGGCGAGGGTTCGCCGACCGTCGAGATGTTTCAGTCGGGGAATGTTCCCGGCGTATCTGAGACGACTGCGGCTCGGGACGTCGATTGGGAGCAGGAAGACGCCCTGGCGCTCGCGCTCCAAAAGGCGCAGGGCGGTGACGGTGGTGGAGGTAGCGGGCCGGGAGAGCCGAAGGCCCTCTATTGGGATCCGTACTCGCTGGTTGAGCAGCTTGGGTACAAGGAGAAGCCGTCTGCGATCACCTACGGCACCTTGGCCGCCATGGTGTGGAAGACACCAATGCTCAACTCGATCATCCAAACCCGGGTGAATCAAGTCGCGTCGTTTTGTGTGCCGCAGGCGACCAAGTTTGATCAAGGCTTCCGAATCCGAATGCGGGACTTCCAAGCGAAGCCAACGTCGAAGGACAAGAAGCGGATACGAGAGCTTGAGGCTCTGCTGCTTTCGACGGGGTACACGGACGACGCTAGGCTTCGTCCGACGTTTGAGCAGCTCATGCGACGGCTGGTCCGTGACACGCTGACGTATGATCAGATCAACATGGAGGTTCTCTCGAACCGCCGTGGGGAGCCTGCGGCTTGGTACGCAGTTGATCCTTCGACTGTACGGTTGGCTGATACGTATCGGCTGGCCCCGGCGGAAGATCTCGATTCTACGCGGACCGTGCAGATCTACGATCAGGTCGTCATCGGTGAGTTCTCCGCTCGGGAGATGCTCTTCGAGGTTCGTAATCCTCGGTCTGACGTTCGGTCGCAAGGCTATGGAACGTCCGAGATTGAGATGATGATCGCGACGATCACGCAGCTCCTCTGGGCGGTGAACCACAACTCGAACTACTTCAGTCAGGGGACGGCGACGCCTGGACTCCTGAACTTGAAAGGCGCGATTCCAGAGAAGCAGATGCGGGCCTTCCGTCGGGAGTGGTTCCAGATGATCTCGGGCAACGAGAACGCCTGGCGGACACCGATCACCAACGCTGAAGAGATCCAGTGGATCCCGATGCACCAGTCGAACCGTGACATGGAGTTCAGCCAGTGGCTGGACTTCTTGATCAAGGTTGCCTGCGGCATCTTCCAGATGGACCCGATCGAGATCAACTTCAAGTTTGGCTCTGGTGGCGGTGGTCGATCCATGTTCGGCGCGGCCGACAAAATGAAGTCTGTTGAGTCGAAGCAGAAGGGCCTCAAGCCGCTCCTCCGCTTCTTCGAATCAGTCTTCAATCGTTGGATCATCTGGCCCACGGATCCGAACTACGTTCTTGAGTTCGTTGGCCTTGAGGCGATGACGCCGAAGGAGCTGGCGGACCTCAACACGCAGCGTGTTCGTACTCTTTTCACCATCGATGAGATGCGAGCAGAGAATGACCTTGAGCCTTTGCCAGACGGTTTGGGTGAAGTGATCCTCGACGCCAACTGGCTCGCTCACCAGCGAATGATCGAAGAGAAGACACAGCAAGAGGCACAGCAGGCGCAGCAGGCTCAGTTGGCTGCCGCTGCTCCCGCTCCTGGCGCTGGCGATCAATCGGTACAAGGTGACGCAGCGGCTGGGATTCCTGGTGGCGGAAAGCAGCCGTTGCCTGGAGCGCCAACGCCTGTGCCGCAGGTAACTCCAGCAGTCGGGACGCTTCAAGGTGACCCGGCGACACCTGAACAGATCAAGGAGCTTGAGGCTCTTTTACGTCCGACCACAGCAGAGAAGTCTCTGCGAATCGAGATCGACCTATGAGAATCGACAAGACCGTCAACCTGTTCATCACCGACGACACCGCGCAGGAGTGTGTTCTCTTTGGGCAGAAGGACACGCGAAAGAACTTGCAGCGTATCGATGGGATGCAGCGTGTCACCTCTGGCAAGCTGAACATCGCAGCATCAGGCACTGAGTCGATTCCGTTGGGCGACGTTGACGCCGTCTATGGCGTGAGCTTCGCGTCCGACAGATCCTTCAATGTGATCTTCAACGGCGGCGTGGAGTCGGTCTCCTTTGTCTTGGCAGACGCCGATCCTGATCGGACGTGCGGCTTTACAATGGAGGCGACGCTGTCAGCGGTCTCCATCACGAACGCCGATGCGACCAACGCGCTGTCTGGGACTTATGTAGTCTGGGGCGATCCGACACCATGATCATCAAGGCGAAGGACTTGATCGCACCGCGTGTAAAGGTCTACGACCAAAAGACGCGCGAGGTGGTCGGTTTTGTCGTCGAGATCGATTTGGTCACGGGGTCCTACAAACAGATCCGAACCGGCGCCGACGGGAAGATCGTGGTGAAGGATGGCGAGGTCGTGGAGGACGTCATTCAAGATCGACCTGTCGTCGTTGAGATCAGTCCGCCGAGTTACCAGGAGTGTGCGCTGTGAAGTTGGTGATCGATGCAACTGAGGAAGAGCTACGAGAGAAGGGGCCGGAACTCCTGAAGGCTGTCCTTGATCGGCTGTCTCCGTTTGTTCCCGAAGCGGGACGGCTTCGGAAGGCGCTTGACGTCCCACGTCCGCGCGTCATGGTTCGGCCTCGCAAGACGCAAGGCGTCTTGCGGAAGGCCACGCAGCCTGTTCCTCCTTCGGACAACCCTCCGCCGCCTCGGTATCAGAACGTGGGACCGACGTTGTCGATGCACATTGGCGCCGCCACGTCGCAGGCCGGAAACCGTGCGGTTCATTCCGGTGCCGGCGTGAACATCCTCGTCGGATCCAAGCCGGCGCCGCACGCCGGATCATCCATCGGGATGGATTTCCTCGCAGCTTTCATCGACTCCCAAGAGGGCGCACGGGAATCGCAGCGGAAGAAGATCGCGAAGACGAAGCTGGAAGCTCCTCTGCCAAGGTCAACTGATCATTTGGTCGTGCATCCGTACGAGCCTTACAAGGCTAGGGCCGAGATGTCCGAATCGATCCTGGAAGAGGCACCGGAGCGGCGCAAACACCTAGAAAGGCTGGTAGTCCGGCGGCATATGACCCGTCCGGCAGTCCCCGGGATCACGCAGATAGAGGGAAATTCGACAGCAGAAGACCAGTCTGGGCAAGGTTTGATCGTCTAGCCTTGACGTGATCATCGGAAGCCCTGTATTTACTGAGTGTGTCTCGCGGCTTTCATTTCTACTCGCCGCTTTCTTGCTGGCTCGACAAGTCGAAGCCGGAGGGAGAGCAGCGACGGATTGGTGGAATCGTCTCGACAGAGAGCAAAGATCGCGAAGACGAAGTCGTTCTCGCACGCGGTCTAGACTTCAGTGAGTTCCTGAAAGACGGCTGGTTCAACGACAATCATTCGAAGTCGACCGCCGGTCCTGTAGGCTTTCCTGAAGCTGCGCGAATGGTGCAGAAGGGCGAGAAATGCCCTAACGGTGACGTCGCGCCAAACCATGGCTGGTACGCCGAGGGGCACTTGCTCGACGGTCACGGCCCCGCTGACGACATCTGGAACTTCGCGAAAGCACTCTCGAAGACATCAGGCAAACGACGCCTCGGCTTTTCGATTGAGGGCGTCATCCAACGGCGAACTGGGGCCGATCGCAAGATCATCGCGAAGGCCAAAGTCCGGAACGTGGCTATAACGAACTGCCCTGTGAATACTGAGACAGGTCTCAGTGTGCTGGCAAAGTCGCTTCGTCAGGCCGAAGAGGACGAGTTGTCCGATTTGATCAAGGCGGAAGTGCAAGCCGCAATGGCTGCCGAGGAAGAGGAAAAGGCACTGACCTCCGGGTCCGGCGCCGCTCTGATTCCCGAATCACTGGAGCAGGACCCTAAAAATACGAGTTTCGGCTCAAAGAAAGTCAAAAAGTCGCTAACGCGACGAGAGGCGTTCCTGTGGGCCATGGACAACATCCCAGACGCAGACCCGGCGACTTTAGTGAGATTTGTTGATCAAACGATCTTGCTGAAAGACCTGGGGATGTTGTAGGAGCATGATCATGCCCGCAGGAATCGGCTACGGAGACAAAATGGCCATGAGCAAAAAGGCAATGGACCCAAACATGAACGAGGACGACATGAAGGCGAAGAAGGCCAACATGGACGAGGATAAGGACGACACCGCCAAGAAGGCGATGCCGCCGGCCCTTGCCGCAGCTCTCAAAGAAAAAGATGGCAAGAAGAAGGACGATGGTGACGACGCTGAGAAGTCGCTGTCTGACTCCGATCTTCGGAAGTCTCTCGACATGATCGAGGAGCACATCGCCAAGTCGGGCGTCGGCCGGAAGCAAGAGCTTCTGTCCAAGGCCATGTCAGGCGCCGCCTCGGATCAGGAACAGCACGAGCTTGCTGGACTGTTGGCAGGCACTGAGCCTACGCTGGGGACCGAGATGACCAAGTCACTTGATCCGATCGAGAACGAGCAGATCGCTAAGTCGGTCGACGCCTCGGAGTACCTCGACCAGCTTCACGACGGACTCATGTCGTACTGCCGCGAGCTTGGCGACACGATCCAGAAGTCGCAGAGCCACCAGGACGAGTTCAACGTCGTTCTCGCGAAGGGTCTCCTGAACATCGGCCGAGCGGTCGAGGGTCTCATGAGCGCCGTCCCCGCGAAGTTCGAAGAGGTCAGCAAGTCGGTCCAAGAGCTTGGATCACAGCCTGTTGGCCGCCCGCGCGCCATCGGCGTTGGTCAGGCGATGCAGAAGAGCTTCGCTGGTCAGCCGACGGAGGCTGAGACTCTGACCAAGTCGCAGACGCTGGACATCTTGGACGAGATGCACCTCGTCGCACTCCAGAAGAGCGGCGAGCAGCACGGTCGGGCATTCTGCGGTGAGCGTCTCGACGAGGCGATCACCAAGTTCGAACAACTCTCTCAAATGTCGCCGAGTCTGCACCAAGAAGTGATGCAGTACCGCGCGCAGAAGAACCGCACCGCCGGCCCCCGCTGGTAGTCACGAAAGGAACTAGGAGCACAATCATGTCTCAGGGAATGAACATGGTCTCGTGGCGCGACTACTCGGGCGTCGACGGATTTGGCCAAACTACAGTCGAGGATCTTCGCGATCTCAAGAAGGCGCTCGCTGCGGGCCAGGACGTTGGTCCGGTCGCCGCTGGTGCCGGTGTCGGGTTTCCGCTCAGGGTCGAGTCCCTTGAGCGGACGCTCAAGAACACCACCTACCGGATGGAGCATGTCAGGTTTTGGCGGGGAATCCCCAAGGGAGCCGCGTTCAACACCGTTGAGGAGTTCAACCAGATCCGTGACTACGGCAATCTGTCCCTGAACAGCTTCATGAACGAGGGCGCGCTGCCGGAGGAGTCTGACTCCACCTACAGCCGTGAGTTCTCGATCGTGAAGTTCCTCGGGATCACCCGCCGAGTCACGCACGTCATGAGCCTGGTCAAACCGGCTCACGGCAACGTGATCGCGCAGGAGACGATCGCCGGTACGATGAAGCTCCTCCGGGACATCGAGCGGAACCTCTGGTTCGCTCGTGATGACCTGGATCCGGTCCAGTGGAAGGGCATGGAGCAGCTCATCGAAGATGGCGCTCTCCCTGAGAACATCATCGACCTTCGTGGCGCTCCTCTCACCGAGGACATCCTGATCGACGCCGCCCTGACCATTCAGGACGCGCCGAACTACGGTACTCCCACGCACCTCTACCTGAACCCGAAGGTGAAGGCGGACCTGGCGAAGACCTTCTTCCCCAAGTCGCGCTACGACCTCTTCAGCAAGACCGACAGCGGTCTGGTTGGTCTCGACGTTCGTGGCTTCACCTCGCCGGCTGGCGACGTGATGTTCGAGCCCGACGTGTTCATCTCGGACGGCGACGGCGACGACGGGGCTCTCCCCGCTGCCGCAGTTGGCAGCGTGGCGAAGGCGCCGGGTACTCCGGTTCTCCTCGTGGCGTCCAACGCCAACGCGGGTCCTGTTGCTGGCTCCTTGTGGGGACCGTCTGACGCAGGCACCTACAACTGGCAGGTTGTGGCGGTCAACGCCTTCGGCCAGTCGGCTCCGCTCGACATGGGCTCTGCTACGGTGGCTGCGACGGATTCGGTGGATCTCAAGGCTGGTCCTGGTCTCGGTGTCGCGCCGACCTATTACAAGGTCTACCGCACCGGGAATGGCGGTGCAGTCGGCACCGAGCGTCTGATCGCGCGCGTTCCGGCGGCGGCCATGGCTGCGGCTGGTGGCTTCGTCGACCTGAATGAGAACCTCCCTGGCACGACCAAGGCGTTCATGATTCAGCAGAACGAGGACAACCTGAAGTTCAAGCAGCTCGCTCCTATGATCAAGGTGCCGCTCGCCACGATCGACACGTCGATCCGGTGGATGCAGCTCCTGTACGGCGTGATTCAGTTGTACACGCCGCGTAGGAACGTGATCTTCAAGAACATCGGTCGAAGCGCCGGGTTCGTCGGGGCGCCCTAGTAGCGGCTGACTGAGGTCGCCTCGCTCTCGGGTGAGGCGACCTGTCTGGAGTAGATATGAAACTTCGTTGTTTGAATCCGAACCTCTTAGGTCGCTCGATCAACACGGCCGCTGGTTGTGTAGAGGTCCCGAAAGACGGCTGCGAGGTTTCTGTCTCAAAGGACGTCGGGGCAATCTTGCTGCAAGACTTGAAGTCTTGGGCCTTAGTTGCTTCGGCTGCTGAGCCGGTCGCGCCTCCGCCTATGCCGCCTCCGCCGGCGTTCGAGACTGAGAACGTCCTAGTCTCCTCGGAGATCAAGGACGGCGAGAGCTTCTCAACCTACGAGCGGCAACCCAAGAAGATCAAAAAGAAGACCTCACGGCGAAGCACGCCGGACACGGAGTAAATCATGGCATTGACAGCAAATCAGGTCGCGGCGCTCAACAACCTCAAGGAGCACGTTCCTCAGTTGAAGCACCAGGCGACGAGCAACGAGCCGATCAACCTCGGCGACGAGCTTGAGCTGAAGTCCTACAAGGTGGCGACGATCGCCAGCGCCGATGCATCCGACCTCGGCACGGCTATCACGCTCGTCAACGAGATCAAGGCTGCGCTGAACGCGATCGCGTAATCATGGCAACCGAACTCCGAGGCGGTCTAGGCCGTATTCGCCGGATGACGGCGGCCAATGGCATGGCGATCACCGGCAGCGGTGACGGCGTCGCCATTGGTTGTCCTGTGGACGCGGAGTACGGGACGATTGGTGCGACCAATTACATCCAGATCTCAGGCGTCACCGTCCTGACTCGGATGTACTTCACGCAGAAGGCGTTCGACGCAGATGTGACTCTGACCGCGACGGATGGCTTCATCGAGCTTCCTGTCGGGACGGGCATCGTCTTTGAAGGTCCGATCTCGCTGGAGTCCGAGCCTGTCGCGCTTGTGGCTGGAGGTCGAAAGCAGTCGCAGCCTCTCCTCTTCCTTCGTTCGACCGGCGCTGACGCCGACGCGGTCATCCTCTTCTATCATCGACGAAGCTGATCAAGGTAAGGTCGTAGGGCCATGGCATCGGTTACCATCGGCGCACCCTCGGTCCTTACCAAGTTCCGATTCCAAATCGATCTCGTGGGCACCAAGAATGGTGTCAACGCCGTCTTCACAACACCGGAAGACTTCACGATCGACACTGAGCAAGTCTATTACAACGGAATCCGGCTCAAGCGTGGCGTCGGCTGCGACTACCTCACATCGGAGTCTGGCGGCTTGGGGACCGGCTACGATACGATCACCCTTGCTATCGCACCTCTAG